CGGGAATGCCGCAGGTTAGACCTATGGGAGCAGGGGCGGGTTTTAGCCCGGAATATAACATGAAGCAAATGGCTTCTTTAAAAAGTGCGTTGCAGGGCAAGCCAATGAAAAAGGGTGGAGTCGTAAAGTCTTCAGCTTCTAAAAGGGCTGATGGTTGCGCATCTAAAGGTAAAACGAAAGGTAGGTTTGTGTAAATGAAAGAGTCAAAAGCAATGGTGAAGAAGGAAGTGTCGTTCATGAAAAAGAAGGGCGCTCCCAAATCCATGCTTAAGCATGAAATGAAAGAAGCCGGAATGAAAGGTATGGAAGCTGGCGGCATTTCTAAAAAACTGCCTACCTCTAAGCAAATGGGTTCCATGACCCTGAAAGCTGGTGGTGCTGTTGGATACAAAGCTGGCGGTGCTGCAAAGCGTGCTGATGGCGTGGCTAAAAAAGGTCACACCAAGGGCAAACTTATGCGTAGCGGCGGGATGTGTAAGTGAGATCTAGCCGTGGCATGGGGGCTATAAACCCCTCTAAATTGCCTAAAAACATTGCTCGGAAAGACAACCCGAACAAGGTGAAGATGTACGCCAAAGGCGGTGAGTCGAAGGTCAATCAGGCTGGAAACTACACCCAACCGGGAAAGCGTAAGCGCTTGTTTGAGCAAATCAAAGCCTCGGGTACGCAGGGAACTGCGCCGGGGCAATGGTCTGCCCGTAAGGCTCAACTGTTGGCTAAGAAGTACAAGGCTTCTGGCGGGGGGTATAAGTGAGTGGACTCGCAAAACCTCAAAGAAGTCTCAAAGCGTGGACAGCGCAAAAATGGCAAACCAAAAGCGGCAAGCGTTCCTCAGACACGGGCGAGCGTTACCTCCCCGAAAAAGCCATCAAAGCCCTCAGTCCGCAAGAGTACGCCGCCACAACAAAAGCCAAGCGAGCCGGTAAAGCCGCAGGCAAACAGTTTGTGGCACAACCTAAAGGGGTGGCTAAAAAGGCTGCTCGGTTTAGAAAGGTGAAATAGCATGGCTGAGAAATGGATTCAGAACGCAATTAAAAAGCCGGGGGCTTTACGTGCCCAGCTTGGAGCCAAAAAGGGTGAACCAATCCCTGCCAAGAAACTTGCTAAGGCGGCTAAGGCCCCCGGTAAGTTAGGTCAACGCGCACGTCTGGCACAAACCTTGAAGAAGATGAAATGAGTACACCAAAGGGCGTATTTTCTTCTGTTACCCGCATGGGTTTGTACGAGCCTTTTGGTTTACAGGTGGCTCGTGGACAGATTACGGGGCATCAGGCAATTCAAATTTTTGGGTACAACCCAGACGTTGATACATCTGAAGAGGCTGTATGGCCCACCAGCAGTACAGTTCCGCATTCAACAGTAGCATCAGTTTTTCAGATTTCCTCAACTAGCACTGATGATGACGGCAACCCTACTGCCGGTACAGGCGCTAATACTGTTTATATTTCTGGTGTGGACGGTAACTACAATACGGTCAGCGAAACAGTTATTCTTAACGGTACGGCAAACGTAGCAACGACAAATTCCTATCTGTATGTCAATCAGTTTTATGTGGCAACGGCGGGTACAAGCCGTGCTAATGCAGGCACAATTACTGCAAAAGTAGGCGCAACAACATACGATGTTATTGCAATAGGCTATAACAACCGAACAACTGCAAGTTATTGCGTGCCCGCTGGATACACAGGGTATATGACGGAAGGTCTATTCTCAGCAGGACAAGCCTCGGGTTCAACAGCAGTTACAGGCTTTTTAAAGCAACATGGCCCGGAAGACATATTGCGTATAGGCGCAGTTACGACTGTAAACAATAGCGCAGCAGTGTTTATGTTTGATCCGCCGTATGTCATTCCTGAGAAGAACGCTATTAGCGCTACGGCTATTGGGCAGGCTGCTAATAATGCTGTAAGTGCGTACTTTAATATTGTTCTAATTAAAAACGACAGCCAAACACCATGACCACTAGTGGCTTAACCTCATTTAACCTAGACCTCAACGATGTTGTGGAAGAGGCTTTTGAACGTGCGGGCGGCGAACTTCGTACTGGCTATGACTTACGGACAGCCCGTCGTAGCCTTAACCTTTTATTTGCTGATTGGGCCAATCGCGGCATTAACCTTTGGACAATTGAGCAGGGATCAATCCCGCTAGTTCAGGGTACGTCTACTTACCCGCTCCCCAACGACACCGTAGATCTTCTTGAGCATGTCATTCGGACACAGCCGGGAAACATCTCAAACCAAGCCGATTTGACGATTACGCGTATTAGTGTTTCTACCTACGCCACACTGCCTAATAAGCTACAGCAAGCCCGCCCTATTCAGGTTTGGGTGCAGCGCAACAGTGGGGCAGATTATCCTGTAGCAAGCCCGTATTCGTCTGGTGCCACAGCTTCACCACAAATAACGGTATGGCCCGTGCCTGACCAAGGAACGCTGTTAAATCCGTACTACACCTTTGTGTACTGGCGTTTGCGCCGTATTCAGGATGCCGGGAATGGTGCCAATACCATGGACATTCCTTTTAGATTTTTGCCGTGCTTGACATCAGGCTTGGCTTACTACATAGCATTAAAACTCCCAGAAGGGCAGTCGCGCCTTGCTGGGCTAAAAAGCATGTACGACGAAGATTGGACGTTTGCCGCCGGAGAAGACCGGGAGAAAGCGGCAGACCGTTTGGTTCCCCGGCAGATGTTTATTACGTAAATGGGAAATAGGTTTGCTTCCGGCAAGAATGCGATTTCGCAATGTGACCGTTGCGACTTTCGCTACAAGTTGAAAGACTTGCGCCGCTTGGTCATTAAGACCAAGAACATTAACATGCTCGTTTGTCGGACATGTTGGGATCCAGACCACCCCCAGTTACAGTTGGGTATGTACCCTGTTGACGATCCGCAAGGTTTGCGTGATCCACGCCCTGACCGCAGTTATCTGCAGGCAGGCTATACAGGGTTGCAACTCAACCCAAACGGTACGACTGAGTTAGACGCGTTTGGTTATCCGTCTGATGGTAGTCGCCAGATCCAGTGGGGGTGGAACCCTGTTGGGGGTCCGCGAGCGGACGATGTAGGTTTAACGCCAAGTACAATGATTATGTCAATGTCGCTTGGATCTGTGTCAGTAACAGTAACTTAGGAGTAAAGCATGATGAACAAAAAGATGGTAAAGAAGATCGCTGACACGGAAGTGAAAGCGCATGAGAAGCGGATGCACAAAGCCAAAAAGATGAAGGCTGGCGGTCCAACCACAGATGACATGAAGAGCATGGGTCGTAATATGGCGCGTGCCATGAACCAAGGGAGTAACTAATGAGCCAAGCCAATGACAAATTCGACTACTTCCCTGCCGAAACTGCCGATCCTATTGGTAAGTACAAGCAGCCTAAAATCTACTCAGAGCCAACCCCAAACACCGGCTACCCCGATCCTGCCCCTAAAACGCAGACGGTTCCGTTCCGAGGCGCAGGCGCGGCTACTCGTGGCAACAAATCGAGTGATAAGTTAGGGTAAACCCCAATGAACTACGCGCAACTGTCTGCTGCACTGCAGGACTACACCGAAGACTACGATACCGTCTTTGTTAACAACATTCCCACGTTTGTTCAGAACGCGGAAGAACGGATCTACAACACGGTTCAGCTACCGGCGTTGCGTAAAAACTCGACCAGCAGCTTTAACGCCAACAATAAGTACCTACCCACCCCAGACGACTACCTGTCTGTGTTTTCGTTTGCGGTTGTAGATAACTCAGGTAACTATAGCTACTTGCTGGACAAGGATGTCAACTTCATTCGTGAGGCGTACCCAGCCCCAACGGACACGGGGCTGCCCAAGTACTACGCTTTGTGGGATCAGGACACTTTTATTTTTGGGCCGACCCCCAATTCGTCGTATACGGTGGAGTTGCACTACTTCTACTACCCAGAGTCCATCGTCACGGCGGGTACCTCGTGGCTAGGCGATAACTTTGAATCAGCCCTGTTTTACGGTTCTTTGATTGAGGCGGCTACCTTCATGAAGGAAGAGGCGGATGTAGTCAAACTCTACATGGAGCGGTACAATGAGGCATTGGCGCTGCTGAAACAACTGGGCGACGGTAAGAACCGCCAAGACGCCTACAGATCTGGACAAGTAAGGGACAGAGTTAAATGATTTCGCAGCAAGCCCAAATAACGCTCGGTGATGTCATCGTTCAAACCACCACAAACCGTGGTTGGACACCCGAGGAAATTGCTGAACGAGCAGTCAATAAGCTGATTTTTGTTAGTGAGACTGCCCCTGAACCTGTTCGGATACAGGCACAAGCGTACCGTGAAGAGATTCGTAAGGTGGTATTGCACTACCTGATTGAAGCAGTTCGGTCAGATCGCACCACTATTTCTAACCGTTTAATACAAGCGGGGCACCCCGAACTACTTGATTTATTGAGGGACTAACATGGCAATCTCACAGAGCATCTGCAACAGTTTTAAGCAGGAACTTTTCCTTGGGGTACACGATTTCCGTGCTACCGGCGGGGACGTATTTAAGCTAGCGCTGTACACAGCAGCCGCAACCTTGGGTGCAACCACAACGGCGTACACGTCTTCTAGCGAAGTTGTTAGCCCCAACTACACGGCTGGCGGGGCAGCGTTGACCAATCTTGGTACATTCCTGACAGCGCCTACAGCCTTTATTGACTACGCAGACCTGACGTTTGTGAACGTTACCCTGACTACACGGGGATGTTTGATATATAACACCACGCCGTCTGCAAACGACAACAGCAACAACCCCCTGACTAACCCATCGGTTTGCGTCCTAGACTTTGGTGGTGATAAACAGGCTGTGGCTGGAGACATCACGATTGTGTTCCCGTCCGCAACCGCAACCACCGCACTTATCAGGATCACATAATGGCGCTGATTCTAAAAGACCGTGTCCAAGAACTGACCACTACGGCAGGGACAATTTCTTTTTCTTTGACTGGTGCTACGCCTTCGTATCAGGATTTTGATTCTGCGATTGGTGTAGGTAATACGTGTTATTACGCAGCAGTGCATCAAACAGCTTCTTTGGATGAGTGGGAAGTTGGTGTTGGTACCTTGTCAGCATCCACGACTCTTGATCGCACAGCAATATTATCAAGTTCAAATTCAGGCTCCCCAGTCAACTTCTCTGCTGGAGCCAAGTTGGTGTTCGTTACGCTACCGGCAGAACGGGCTGTTTATGACGACGCAGCAGGTAATCCGCCGTATGAGACGGATAACGAATCTGTCGCTATTTCACTTATTTTGGGGTAAAGCATGGCTACCACATTTCAGAACTACCTAACGTCAAACGTAGGCACTTCACCTGCTGTGGTGTATACCGGTGGGGCTAACCAGACGACTATTTACAGCTTCACTATCGCCAATATTAAAAGCCCAGCAGCACCAATAACGGTGTCTGCTTTTATTACTTCTGGCGCCACTACTTCGTATTTGGTCAAAGATGCCCCGTTACCAACGGGCGGTACCCTAGTAGTCGTGGGTGAGCCACAAAAACTTGCCATGCAAACTGGCGATACGGTTAGCGTAGTAGCAAGCGTTGCTACTGCCGCAGACGTAGTTATTTCAACTGTTGAACTTTCGTAAGAGGTAGCTATGAGCTATATTGGAAGAGAACCTACCCCAGTCCCGCTTTCTACAGCAGACTATCAAGATGCGTCTGTAACGGCGGCAAAGCTTGCTCCCAACGC